GAAAGAGCAACGATAAAAACAAATGGGTTAAGTTTGAACAACCGAAAGAATTAGAACGTCTAAAAAATATATTTGATTGGAGATCATATCCTGAAGACCAAAAAGAACAGTGGTATGATTATATAGATGAAGAGTTTAAAAGAAGAGAAGAAGGTTTTTGGTTTATGAATAATAGTAAACCAACATATATAACAGGCACGCATTACATGTATTTACAATGGAGTAAAATAGATGTAGGCGCTCCTGACTTTAGAGAGGCTAATAGGTTGTTTTATATATTTTGGGAAGCTTGCAAAGCAGATAAAAGATGTTATGGTATGTGCTATCTAAAAAACAGAAGATCAGGGTTTTCGTTTATGTCATCTGCAGAAACAGTTAATTTAGCTACTCTTGCAAGTGATAGTAGATATGGGATACTTTCTAAAACAGGTGCTGATGCTAAAAAAATGTTTACAGATAAAGTTGTACCAATAAGTATAAATTATCCTTTCTTTTTTAAACCTATTCAAGATGGTATGGATAGGCCAAAATCAGAACTTGCATACAGAGTACCAGCTAGTAAGTTTACAAGAAAAAAAATAACAGCTAACGAAAAGCTAGAAGACATACAAGGATTAGATACGACTATTGATTGGAAAAATACAGGTGACAATAGTTATGATGGTGAAAAACTAGCCTTGCTAGTACACGATGAAAGCGGTAAGTGGGAAAGACCTGATAATATTTTAAACAACTGGAGAGTTACAAAAACTTGTTTAAGATTAGGTAGTAGAATAGTTGGTAAGTGTATGATGGGTTCAACATCAAACGCTTTAGATAAAGGAGGTGATAACTTTAAAAAATTATATAATGCATCAGATGTCACTAAACGAAATAGAAATGGTCAGACAAAATCTGGTTTATACTCTTTGTTTATCCCAATGGAATGGAACTACGAAGGATTTATTGACGAGTATGGAGTTCCAGTATTCACTACTCCTGACACAGATGTGTTTGCCCCAGACGGTGAACTAATAGATATAGGTGTAATAGACAATTGGCAAAACGAAGCTGATGGTTTAAAAGATGATCAAGATGCTTTAAATGAGTTTTACCGCCAGTTTCCTAGAACTACTGAGCATGCTTTTAGAGATGAAACAAAAAATTCTATTTTTAATCTTATTAAAATATACGAACAAATAGATTATAATGAAGAAATGTCTAGAACACTTGGAATTACAACTGGTAATTTTCAATGGGTCAATGGTATAAAAGATTCACAAGTAATATTCTATCCAGATCCAAAAGGTAGATTTAAAACTAGCTGGGTTCCACCTCAGCAACTACAGAATAGAGTGGTGCTTAAAAATGGTATAAAATATCCTGGTAATGAACACATGGGAGCATTTGGTTGTGACTCTTATGATATATCAGGAACCGTAGATGGACAAGGATCTAAAGGAGCATTACACGGCTTAACCAGGTTTAGTATGGAGGACGCTCCTGCGAATAGCTTTTTTTTAGAGTACTTATCAAGACCACCTACGGCAGAAATATTCTTTGAAGACGTGTTAATGGCATTAGTATTTTATGGTATGCCAATACTTGCAGAGAACAACAAGCCACGTCTTTTGTATTATTTAAGACGTAGAGGCTATAGAGGTTTTAGCATGAATAGACCTGATAAGTCGTGGAACAAATTATCCGTAGCAGAAAAAGAAGTTGGTGGTATACCAAACTCTAGCGAAGATATAAAACAAGCTCATGCCGCTGCAATTGAAATGTACATACAGGATCACGTTGGCATGAAGCAAGATGGTACATTTGGAGATTTATATTTTAACGAACTACTAAATGATTGGAGTAAGTTTGATATAAATAAAAGAACTAAGTTTGATGCGTCAATAAGCTCTGGTTTAGCTATAATGGCAAATAATAGGCATTTATACGCACCAAATCCAAAGGTTGAAAAACCTAAACTAAATATAAATATTTCTAAGTATAGTAATACTGGAACTAATTCAAAAATAATAAAATAAATATGGCATATTCTAATAAAAGTTATTTTCCAAGCCAAACAGTAAGTGATGCTGAAAAGCTAAGCTACGACTATGGTTTGAAAGTAGCTAAGGCTATAGAAACAGAATGGTTCAACGATAATAGAAGTCTTAATAAATATAGATCAAATCAAAATAATTTTCATAATTTAAGACTTTACGCTAGAGGTGAGCAATCAATACAAAAATATAAGGACGAGTTATCTATAAATGGTGATTTGTCCTATTTAAATTTAGACTGGACGCCTGTTCCAATTGTGCCTAAGTTTGTAGATATAGTTGTTAATGGTATTGCAGAAAGAACTTATGATATAAAAGCGTTTTCACAATCACCAAATGGTGTTGAAAAACGAACTAAATATATGGAGGCTATATTAAGCGATATGGAGATGAGAGAGTTCAACGAAGAAGTTGAATCTAGGTTTAATATAGACATGAAAGAAAGTAGTATAGCTAATGAAGATTTGCCAGAGTCTAGCGAAGAATTAGGTATACATATGCAGCTTAATTATAAACAAGCGGTTGAACTTGCTGAAGAACAAGCTTTAAGCGTGTTATTTGAGGGTAACAAATATGAATTAACTAAAAAAAGATTTTACCAAGATTTAACAGTTTTAGGTATAGGAGCTGTTAAAACCGCGTTTAATACTTCTGAGGGCGTTGTTATTGATTATGTAGATCCAGCAAATTTAGTTTATTCTTATACAGACTCGCCTTATTTTGATGATATATATTATGTAGGCGAAGTTAAAACAATACCTGTTAATGAATTAGCTAAAGAATTTCCTCATTTAACAGAAAGTGATCTTGAAGATATAATGAATAACAAATCTTATAATAGATCTAATTATAATTCTATTCACAACTACGAAAAAGAAGATAATAATACTATTCAAGTTTTATATTTTAATTATAAAACCTACATGAACGAGGTTTATAAAATAAAAGAAACAGGAACTGGTGCTGATAAAATTATACCTAAAGATGATTCTTTTAATCCACCAAGCGATATGGAAGGTGGTTATAGTAGAATGTTAAGATCTATAGAGTGTTTATATGAAGGTGCTTTAATATTAGGTACAGATAAACTACTTAAATATGAAATGGCTAAAAATATGATGCGGCCTAAAAGTGATTTTACTAAAGTAAAAATGAATTATTCTATTGTTGCACCTAGAATGTACAATGGTAAAATAGATTCTTTAGTAAAACGTATTACTGGTTTTGCTGACATGATTCAACTAACTCATTTAAAACTACAACAAGTATTATCAAGAATGGTGCCTGATGGTGTTTATTTAGACGCTGATGGTTTAGCTGAGGTGGATTTAGGTAACGGTACAAACTATAATCCACAAGAAGCTTTAAACATGTTCTTTCAAACTGGTAGTGTTATAGGTAGATCATTTACAAGTGAAGGTGATTTAAACCCTGGTAAAGTACCTATTCAAGAAATAACATCTGGATCTGGTGGTAATAAAATGCAAGCTCTTATAGGTAATTATAATTATTATTTACAAATGATAAGAGATGTAACCGGTCTTAATGAAGCTAGAGATGGTAGCATGCCAGATAAAAACGCTTTGGTTGGAGTACAAAAATTAGCAGCAGCTAATTCTAATACAGCAACAAGACATATACTACAGGCTGGATTGTATTTAACAGCTGAAACAGCAGAGTGTTTATCACTTAGAATATCTGATATTATAGAATACTCACCGACTAGAGACGCTTTTATTCAAGCTATAGGCGCGCATAACGTGGCTACATTAGAAGAAATGTCAGAATTACACTTGTACGATTTTGGTATATTTATAGATTTACAACCAGATGAAGAAGAAAAAGCCGTTCTTGAAAATAATATACAAATGGCTTTACAGCAAAAAAGCATAGAGCTTGAAGATGCTATTGATCTTAGAGAAATACGTAATATTAAATTAGCAAATTCATTACTTAAAATACGTAGAAAAAAGAAAGAGCGAAAAGATCGAGAGTTACAAATGCAAAACATTCAAGCACAAACTCAGTCTAATGCTCAAGCTGCCCAAGCCGCGGCGCAAGTTGATGTTCAAAAAGAACAAGCTTTAGCACAAGGAAAAGCGCAGTTTGAACAAATGAAAGCACAAATTGACTCTCAAAAAATGCAACAAGAAGCACAGCTTAAAAAAGAATTAATGGCTTTAGAGTTTCAATATAACATGCAGCTTAAAAGCGTTGAAGTTGAAGGCATGAAAGAAAGAGAAAAAGAAAAAGAAGATCGTAAAGACGAAAGAACAAAAATACAAGCTACTCAACAATCAGAAATGATTGAGCAAAGAAATAGTGGAAAACCACCTAAAAACTTTGAATCCGCAGGTAATGATATACTAGGTGGGGGATTTAATTTAGGAGCGTTTGATCCTAGTTAGAATTATTAATTATTATTATATTATATTATGGAAGAAAAAAAAGAAAATGTAGTTGAAGAAACTACACAAGAAACAACTGAACAAGTTGATGAAAGTAAATTTGAATCTGCTGGCGATGATAGTATTATAAAAGTAGATTTAAGCAAACCACCAACACCAAAAGAAGAAAAAAATGAAACTAAAGAAGATAACGTTGACGACGGCGGAGTGGTTGCAGAGCCTGAAAATGCCGACGCCCCACAAGAACAAGAAGAAGTACAACCGGAAACAGAAGCACAAGAAACACCAGTATTAGAGGAAATAACTGAAGATTCTACTGAAGAAGAAGTGGCAGAAGTAGAAGAAAAAGTTGAAGAAGCTGTAGCTGAAGCTGAAGCTACTGGCAAACCACTACCAGAAAATATCCAAAAATTAGTTGACTTTATGGAAGAAACTGGTGGTGATTTAAATGATTACGTAAAGCTTAATCAAGATTACAGCAAGTTAAATGATAATGATGTTTTATACGAATACTATAAGCAAACAAAACCTCATTTAAATAATGAAGAAATTAACTTCCTTATGGAAGACTCGTTCTCTTACGATGAAGAAGAAGATGAAGAAAGAGATATACGAAGAAAGAAATTAGCGTTAAAAGAGCAAGTTGCCAACGCTAGAGCCCATTTGGACGGGCAAAAGTCCAAATACTATGAAGAAATAAAAGCTGGTTCAAAGCTAACGCCTGAACAACAAAAAGCTGTAGATTTCTTTAATAGATATAACAAAGAGTCAGAAGCAAATCAAAAAACAGTAAAAAAGAACTCTGAAATTTTTACACAAAAAACTAATCAAGTTTTTAACGACAAGTTCAAAGGTTTTGAATATAACGTCGGTGATAAAAAATACAGGTTTAATGTAAACAATGCTGACGAGGTTAAAAACACTCAAAGTGATATAAGTAATTTTACCAAAAAGTTTTTGGATAAAAAAAATGCTTTAACAGACGCCAAGGGTTATCATAAATCTTTATTTACAGCAATGAACGCAGACGCTGTTGCAAAACACTTTTATGAACAAGGAAAAGCTGACGCTATGAAAAATAGTGTTGCTAAAGCCAAAAACGTTGATATGAATGCAAGGCAAAGTCATGGAAAAATCGAAGTTGGTGGTATGAAGTTTAAAGTGTTAGGCGATAATTCTTCTGATTTTAAGTTTAAAATTAAAAACAAAAATAAATAACAATTTAAAACAATTAAAAAATGGCAATTACTGCAGGAAGTGGTTTGAATAAAGTTCCAAGCGCACAGCAACAAGCTTTAGCTTCAAACTACATAGACTTCACAGACGGTTCAACCGGCTGGGAACAACAATACCTGCCTGACTTAATGGAACAAGAAGCAGCGGTTTTCGGTAACAGAACAATCTCTGGTTTCTTAGCACAAGTTGGCGCAGAAGAGGCTTCTACATCTGATCAAGTTGTATGGTCTGAACAAGCTCGTTTACATTTATCTTACGTAGGTACGGTAGATGCAGATGGAGACACAAATGGTACGTTTACAGTTACTCACGATATTGATGGTAGTGCTGATGGTGAAAATGGTTTCACTGCTGCATCACACGGTATTAGAGTAAACGACGTTGTATTAATCGCTCAAGCTGGTGTTATTGTAAAGGCACTAGTTGTTGAAACTCCAGCTACAGCTGCTGTTACAGTTGAGCCTTATGCTACAGCTGCTTTATCAACTTTATCTGATGGTACAGCAACTTTATTAGTTATCGGTTCTCATTATGGAAAAGGTCAAAGTTATAGTGATATAACTGGAGCTGCTGCTGCTAGCAAAAGAACTTCTTTATCACCTACATTTAAGTCGTATGGTAACCAAATGCAAATAATGAAAGATTATTATGCTGTATCTGGTTCTGATGCTTCACAAGTAGGTTGGGTTGAGGTTTCTGCTGAAGATGGTACTTCAGGTTACTTATGGTACTTGAAAGCTGAAGGTGAAACTAGAGCAAGATTTACTGATTATTTAGAAATGACTATGCTAGAGGCTGAAAAATCAGCTGACGCGTCTATCATTGGTTTTGCTGATGGTCAAATTAGAGGTTCTGCTGACGCGGGTTCTGGTGGTGTTGGTACACAAGGTTTATTCGATGCAATCGAAGAAAGAGGTAATGTTACTTCTGGTGTAACTGGTGTTAACGCTGCAACTGATTTAGCTGAGTTTGATGCTATCTTAGCTGAATTTGATAATCAAGGCGCAATTGAAGAAAACATGATGTTTGTAAACAGAGCTACTAGTTTAGCTATTGACGACATGTTAGCTTCAATGAACTCTTACGGAGCTGGTGGTACTTCTTACGGGGTATTTGACAACTCTGAAGACATGGCATTAAATTTAGGTTTTTCAGGATTTAGAAGAGGTTCTTATGACTTCTACAAGTCTGATTTTAGATACTTAAATGACAAAGCTACAAGAGGTTCAATAAACTCACGTGGTACTACAGCTGCTATTAGAGGGGTTATTATACCTGCTGGTGTATCTTCAGTTTATGACCAAGCTTTAGGATCAAACATGAAACGTCCTTTCTTACATGTTAGATATAGAGCTTCACAAACTGATAACCGAAGAATGAAAACTTGGGTTACTGGTTCTGTTGGTGCTACTACGTCTGCTTTAGATGCGATGGAAATACACATGTTATCTGAAAGATGTTTAGTTACTCAAGGTGCTAACAACTTTATGTTAATGAAGTAAGCATTTATATATTAAGGATCGAGGCTTCGGCCTCGACCCTTTCTTTTTATTAATTTTATTATATATTATATTATGGCAAAAAAACAAGAAACAAAAAAAGAGGTAGAGGTACCTGTTGTTGAAACACCAGTTGTTGAAACACCAA